TCCCCAGTATGCAGCAAGCTTTCTGCTCTTAGCATAAATCGGAATCTGTGCGAGTGAAATAGTAATTTCAGGAACCTTAAGGTCCGGAACCTGCTCATTGTTGTACTCATAACGTGCAGTTGTTCCTTCTGTAGCAGTTGCACAAGAGAAAGCACCTGTTGTATAGTTAATAGTACCAACCTGAGTAGATGTTGTGGGGTCTACAAGAGCACCAGCACCGTTATCAATAACAGTAGTGTTGTCAGGAAGTGTAAGAACAACAGTTGCAGGAAGGATAGGAGCATACTCAAAGTTAACACTATCAAGAACCTGCTCGTCAACGATTAAACGTGAAGAGTAATTAGGGTCAGACTTGCCTGTGTAAAGGCTGTTGTTAAACATTGTACCAGCAGCAGTAGCGCCCTTATCTGTACCGTAGTTGTAACGGAGATAAGAAACGATAGATGCCTTAGACTCCATAGCCTGTGTAGAAACAATGTCAGATGCAATAAGGTTAGGAACAACACCTGTAATCATATCCATGAAGAAAGTCTTCGAAGGAATGTTAGAACTGTTTGTAGCCTCAAGTATCTTTCTTGTGTTCTCAAGCATTGTAGCAAGTGCTACCTTCTTCTCAAAGCCCATTGTCTTACCGAGCTTCTTCTGAACATTCTCTGCTACTCTAATTCTAGAATCGTACTTTTTAAGGTTCAGCTGATTCTGAGGAGTATTAAGAATAGCCTCAGCTGTAATAGTTTTAGCCATAATTTTATCGTCCTTTCATATTAAATTATAAAGTTGCTAAATATTAAATTATAAAGTTCCGCTATTATAAATTTTGTTTTATTAAAATTTATTGTTCTTGTTCAACAAGTCTGTTCTCAGTGGAAAATCCTACCTACTAACATATGTTATGACTCTCCAAAGACTTAAATTCCGACATAGCGTTGCCGTACATATCTGCACAAACTTGATATATAAAAGATGTTTAGTACAGATTGTTTACTTATAACGTAATTGGTTATCTTACGTCATTTATAAGTAATTAAGTATTAATTTGTATGAGCACTGTTTACATATTATAATGTAAACTTAAATCATCCACGAGCAATATTTTCAATAAACATTGCTAACTTATCCTCTTCAGGTGTGGATGTTTTTATATTATCAGGATTTATGGAAACACCTTTAGGAGTTTGTTCACTTATAGGAAGTTTCGCATATCTATCCTTGGTCTTTTGTAAATCTTCCACCAGTTTATTTATTTGTGTAACAGTAGTATCTTCAGTTACATACTTCTGCACAGCATTTGGGTCTACTCCCAACTGTCTAGATTTGGTATTAACATAATTATGTTGATACATTCCAAGCTGTTCTACTAAGTGCTTTATCTTAGCATTTTGCTTGTTCTTAACTGTTGTGGATTCACTTAATTTACCTTCGAGGTTTAATACCTTTTCGTGCAGTTCGTCAACTAAACCTGAATAAGAGTTAATTTCTAATTCCATTTTCTTACTATTAGTATCAGACTCTTGTTCTGTTATAGTAATATTGGATTGTAGTGTGTATAACTGTTCGTTAAGATTACTTATATCAGATTCTAACTCTGTAATAGTATTCTGACATTCAGTTAACTGGTTTGTGTAATCTTGCACTTCGTTACGTAAATCAGAAAGTTCAATTTCGTTAGTGCTAATAGTTTCTTTAAGAGATGTTATAGTAGCATTTTTCTTAGCAACTATCTTCTCTAACTTGTCGATTGTATCCTTAGATTCAGTTAACTTCTTATTAATAGAATCAATAAGTTGTTTTTGTTCCTGAATACAATTATGAAGTTTCTGTACTTTAGTATCTTGTGTGGAAATTACATTTTCGAGATTAGTAACCTTTGCTTTGTTGGCATTTACAAGGTTTCTATTCTCTTTCTGTAATCTACTGTTTGTAGTTCTTACAGATTTTAGAACGTCTAATTCTTCTTGAAGTTTTGCAATTGACTTATCCCTTGATTCTACTACCTTTAATATCTTGGACTCTCTAAACTTGTATGCAGCAACTTGTTTACGCATATTGTTTAAACAACTGAAAAGCTCTCTATTGTCCCTAATAGTGTTAGCTGACGTCTCTTCAACTGTTGAAACACATTCAAGTACAGTCTCTTTAGTAGTGTCATTGGGTGTAGTTTGCACTGTCTCTTCATTCGATGTAATAGTCTTACCATCTTTAATGACGTTGCATTTATTTTGAATAGACTCCAATAAGGAATCTGCTTCAGCGGATTGTGTTACCTCTACTACCTTTTTGATAGCGTTTAGGTCACCAATTGTTTCTGCCTCTTCAATCTGTTTCTTAATAGACTCTGTAAATTTCTTTACTTTAGTCTTTGCTGTGGATTCTACAACACTTTGACGTGCCTTTTCTACAGCAGGTGTTAAAACAGCATCAAAACAAGCAAAATCATACGTGTCAGGGTCTACTTTTTCACCTTCGGGTGTATTAATTATATCGCCCTGTCCTCTACTTGAAACACCTAAAACGGAACCGTAATCAAGTAAAGTTTTTAGAATTCTACCTCTAGGTGTATCCAGTATATCGAATCCAGCATATATAACACCTTCATCTTCATCTATACGATAGTCTGTCATTACTATACAAGCTTCACCTGCTAATACTTCCAGTCTATCTTCTGGGTGGTCTAACTCACCTAAAAGTGTTTTAGTTTCTAACGACTCCTTAAATATTGGGTCCTCAAAAACGTGTTTCCAAAGTTCCAAAGGATATAATCTACCATTTCGAGTAGCGTTCTTAAAGTCTGCACATATGCCTTCAAGTCTTCCTAAACAGCCTTTACGAGGATTTACACTCTCATTTAATTTAAGAGCGTTCATTCTTGTTTCAATTAAAATTGCCAATCTGTATTCACCCCTAACTGAGTAAGAATTTTAAAGTATTTATTATAAAGGATAATTAATTATCCAGTATAAGCTTTACATCTTGTTTTATACGATTTACTATATCTACTAACTTAGTGTAATCGCCATCTGCAAAATAAATATTAAGTGCTTTTGACAGCTCTTTTAAATATAATGCTTCGATTAACCTATTCTGCAGTTGTATATCGTCTTTACAGGTGTGCTCCAAAGTAATAGTAGCCTGTGTAATCAAACTTGTAGCAATCTTTATGTAATTACTTACAGGTTTATTATCACAGGTCAGTATTTCTTTGATTACCTTATGTGCCTTATTATTAAGACGTAGGTAAAATTCGATTGTTGGATAATTTTGTTCTTTCAGATATGTAATTACAACAGGTGGAACGTAATCGTGATTTTTCATAAACTTTGAAATATCTTCTTGCACGTTCTTACCTTGTGACTGCATTTCAAAAAGAACACTATAACAATCGTGTTTATTAATAAGCATTACCTTATCCTCCAATATAGTTAATGGCTTATTTCTTATGCTTCAGGAGTTATAGAAGGTTCCGAAGGGCCTTCTTCTGCTCCACCTGACGGCTCACTCATTTCTGCACCGCCCATATCCATAGGTTCAGGAGAACTCATTGGTCCAGCTCCAAAGTCGGAATCGAAATTGTGTCCACCACTTGTTCCATGTGACATCGGTTCAAAATCATCTACCATATCGTCACTAAACTCATCTTCTCCACCTTCTGCAATATTGTGGTCCTGCACAATAGTTGAAATCTCTGGCAAGTTAAGATAAGTGCTAAGTAGATTTGTGAGTGCTTCAACCTTGCCCTCGTCGTCAATAACTTCGGAAATGAGATTAATAATATCTCCTACCTGATTTATGCGATTGGACATCTGTTCATCCCGCTCTATATCCTCTATAGTAGACGGTGCAACCATTTTTACTGTAAATTTATTAATATAATCTAAATCTTTGTCTAAAAAGAATAAATTTAGTAGTGTAGTAATGCCATATTTATACGCATTTTGAATTCTCATTACAGTATGAGCGTACCTAGAACTTAGTTTAGTAAGTGATGTACCATTACCTAGACCTTCTGGCGAATCATAGTTTAAGAACTGTTTTGGAGTCTTTAATGCTGACAGTTTCTTATTATTAAAGTATTCAATATCTGCAATATCTTTGATGTTTACGTCTCCGCCAAGGTTATTTACTGTAATAGCTCCCTTACCGTCCTTTGTTGGGAAGTATATCATATTTTCCATAGGACCCGGTGAATTATAGGAACGTGCCTCACCAGTGTTTTTATTAAGGGCAATTTTTTGCTCTATCATATTCTTTACACGTCTTAATAAGTTTTCTACTTCAGGTTTAGGCATATCGCCAACCTCAATTTGTAATAAACGTATTAATGCTGACTTAGTAAGACGACTTAATAACATACTATCTTCCAGTAGTTTTACTGTCTGTGAAGCTTCATAGGCATCTGCTAATATGGACTTACCAGTCTTTACTTTATACACATTAGTTGTATTATTAGCTTCGTCTTTGATAGCTAAATATTCCGGATTTCTATTTATAGATTCGGATAAACTTATATGTACAAAGCTACGTCTATCATAAAAGTCTACATTTGTAATGTCTACTTGATTAAGATTAACTCCATTATACTTAGTATAACTATTATAGTTAGAAGGTGTAGAAGTTTTTAAACGTACAAATCCTGATGTTTTATCTTTTATTTGTAAATCATAAATAGTGGCCGGGTCTTCTATATACTCAATATATTCTTCCATAGGACGTGATGTATCCTGTACTTTTGTTCGTACAACACCGGGTTGAGCATTTAATAAGTCCTCGTAATCTGCATTATCACCTTCTCTGTATATACGTAGATATAAATCTCCAAACACACAGAGTGAATAACAATGCTTCCAAGCCTTTTCGTTTAATTGTAGTACATCAATTAGACGATTAGCAGCTTTAGCGATTTCGGGGTCATCTGATTCGGCCCATATAACTTTACCTGTCTTAGGGTCATATTGTGTTGAGTCATCTGCATACATCTCCATAGCAGCTGCAATAGTAGCATCTGTAAGCATATTCTCATATTCTAA